CTCCATTCACGCGATAGTTCGTCCATGCAATAAGTATTGTCCAAAACAAAAGGAAGATCTAATTTCTGATTGCCAGTCATAACTCGCAATGCGTGTTTGACAAGGGTATAAGAAAATTTGCCGTCGTAGCATTCATAATCACCACCGAAGCCTACTGAGGATCGCTCAAGTAATCGTTCGATGAGAGTATGCCACGAGGAGCCGAGTCGGTCAATGCCACCAGAATAGGCGACATCGAACATGTTTTCCATGTTTTTCCACATAAAAGGACCATAGTAGAGTTTTTGAAGGATGTTATGGTTCTGGGAGCACACGGAAAAGAGTCGCGTTTTAGGTGTTTCGCGAACTTTCTTGATAGGTCGGCGTTCGTCTTTGAGATTGCCTATTGCTAGCCAATCTGGGCATTGATTTTCTGAAATCAGTTTTAGATCTTCATACAATTCTTGATAAAACAAAGTGGTAGGAATGAGATCGGAGTTAGGACGTTGGAAATACGCGGTTTTTCTAAGATTGTTAGTGACACCGGGGAAGCCAGGAGATGTTGAAAGATCGATACTGTTAATATATTGATCGCCATTAACTGCTTGTTTGAGAGAAAGGATGTTGGGAGCAGTTGTAGGGAGACCATTATAATATTCAACAAGTTCGTCTGAGGCTTCAGTGAGTTCAAATTCTGAGATGTCAACATGTGTTCTAAGTTTTTCAGTACAGCGTAGTAAGAAGTCTTCACCGCGATATTCTTCAGGAAGTCGAGGATCGTGAGAGGAAAGAATAGAAGGTTCGGTAGTGTGCTTAACAACTATGTCATGGAGAGGTGATGGTAATAATTGACTTTTAGTTGCTCCGTGCACAGGATTCTTCATCCTACCGAAAGCAAACAAGTTGCCCTCTATGAACGGTTCTTCGCGTTCTGTCACACCTTCAAGGTTGACAAAATATCTGGGATTGGTGAGTTTGGGAGGATCAAGTTGTTCGTTGACCACTCGCTCTAGCATTGATCGAGTTATTAGGAGTATCATTGGTCGATTTTCTATGTGATCACGTGCAACGTGAATGCCAATAACCGGGGAATTCGTGGTGCCATCGCTTTTAACAGCGATCGCTCCGCACGATCCGGGTTGACTAGCATGAGTTCCGTAAGCTAAAACTTGTCGCCAAGTTTTGCATGATTGAGAATAAACGGAAGCTCTCTGACCATTGACAACAGTCTCTTTCCACACGAGAGTTGTGGAAGAAACGCGATCGAGCATAGCAGCAGCAGTTTTTGAGAGAAGATGATCTCCTTCCCAAAATTTCTTAACGATGTTACGGCGAGAAGTGAAAATGTCGGCGGGAAGAGAATAAGTGCATGCGTCCACATAGACTTTAGTATCTCCGTGCATTCGATAGAGTTTGTTGATTCTTTTTGAAT